AATTTCTTAATCCCCTCCAGAAAACGCCCTCAGTAATAGCTATGCCCAAATCTCCGGTTTCTGATACTTGAAGCCCGCTGGAACGATGAAAATGTAAAGTAGCGGCTATAGCCTGATGTGTTCTTTGAATAACGTCATTTGTAGGTGCTCCACCAGGAAGCATGTGTAGAGAACTACCGTCTCTATACACACGACCAAGTCCTATTTTATTTGTAAAACTAATATCACTGATAGAAGTGGTACAAAATATTTGTGGACTTCCTGATTTATAATCAATATAGATATAATTAGTAGCCTGATCTGTCAATCCTTGTGGAGTTTCCTCGTCTGTTTGAACATTTGTGTTTTCTTCCCAATCGAACATTAAGGTAACACCTGTTCGGCTGTCGGTGGTCTTTATCATCCCTGTCCCGGCAGCAACAGTTAGAGTCCCGTCTTCATTATCTGTAAAGTCCCCTCCAGAAATTCTGCCCGCAGATTGTATAGTATTCATCCAGTCATGGATGCTATTGTAAGTGGGTGTACCTAATTGCCAATCTGTAAGAGTGAGATCTTCAAGTGTCGGAGTTACACTAGATAAATTATCTAGATTAATATGATGTGCTTGAACATCTGTTCCTATCACTAAGTTCAATTCAGTGGGAGTAACAATATGGGGATTCCCAGCTTTCAAATCTCTATGTGCAGTATTAAGAGCAATATCCCCATGAACAAACGTAGCTAAATGAGTTGCTACTGCAGTAGAACCCTTATCAACATTAGTAATAATTCGTGAAGCCGAAATATTACCTCCACCGGCACATCCATCTCCCCCAAGAATACTAACATCACTATGAGCTATATGTCTATCAACTACATAGTTAGTTAAAGCATCGTGATCTACTAAATCACTACCCCCAATTTCATGAGTACCTGCATGCGAAGCTACAACTGCTAAATCACTTTCTGAAACTCCTGCCGTGTAGTGTAAACCAGTTTTATCACCCGTACTATGTGCTACAGCTAAAGTACCCTCCTGTGCTCGAATAATATTATACAGATTAGGAGTACCTGTATAACTAGCTGTTACAATTTCAGTAGCAGGATCATCAGCAGGATCTGGGTATGTCGTATTATTCCAGATAACAAGTTGAAATGATCCTAATGTTATTGGTAACGTATGCCCTGCAGCTACAGTGATCTGAAGATCTACATCACTAATATCTGATGCAAGAAAACCTTTTGCAAAATTTGCTCTAATAAAAGTAGCCATAACTTAAAACTATTTATTAAGGATTAATATGTACTGTAGTACCACTAATAACAATCGCCTCACCAGTTACTGAAATATCACCACCCGAAACATTTATCTTTCCATCAGAAGTTATCTCAATATAAGAACCTTCAGGATGAACAATTTTTATTTCTTTAGCTGAATCATCAATATATACTACTATATCATTTTTTGTTTTCAATACTTTTCTACTTGGATAATTAGTCGTTCGTTCTGTCGGCAATCCATGTACACCATCCGAAGCTTCTGCGAAATATACTGGCTGATACATATCGCCGTATTCGAAAAAACACCAAACATAAGTACCTATTTCTGGAACACTAAACGAACCATATCCACTTCCAGCCCCACTAGATATAGGAAAGGCCGGGACTGCCCACGGAATATCAGCCGCAGCAATCCCATCAAAGATACCAAATATCTCTACTTTTATTCTTCCAAATTGGCTAGAATCAACATTATCTAAAACTTTCCCTCGATAATTACCTGGAAATTTTAAGTTATCACTTTTAAATTCTATCATTGTCTTTTATAAATTGTAGCCGGCGTTAATGTATTTGCAATTGACGTATCAATTCCACTTCGAGTTAAAAGAATATTTGTCATGAATGAAGAAGTTAAAATATGAACTACACGTTTCACGAGCCAAAATCCTGAATGTTGGTATAAATAAACATCCCCACTGGCAAATGCATCGGTAAATAAAACCCTCGTAATATCTCCTGGAGCAATATTTTCAGTACCCCAAGTTGATATCCACATATTAACTAACCCAGTAAGTCGGTTAAAGTAACCGTTTTTCATAACGCCCTTAAAATTTTTGGTAAATGAATTATTCCGACCTATCATGGGGGTGGTACCCTCAAGAGTATCATCATCGGCTATCAAAAATTGTTCTGCAAGTGATGGATAATCCGCTATTGCAATATTATTCGTTAAGCAACTTCCGGTATTAAAATTAAAATATTCATATGATTGAGTTTTTGCAGCAAACGCACCTATAAATTGAGAACTATCAATAACATGATATTCAGATACCGGACGATAATCTTCGTACTGTTTAGGTCCAATCATAAAACCAGATTTACAATCTTGTACAACTAATTCATTGATACTTTTAAATACAAATTTAGGTAACCCTCGCACATTCTTAATAAAACAATAAAATCCAGCTTCATCATTATCACCTATTAATCGTGATTTTAAGTATCGAAATAATTGTGCGTTAGTCCATTTAGGTTGAATTATAGTTTTATTATACTGCAGGGATCTTCCAATTTCAACATCTGCAACAGGGAGAAGTAGTTCATCAGTAGCAATATTTTGAATATTATCATGGATATTCCCGGACAATGCCCTAGTTCGCATTGGATCAAACAATCCAGAAACATTTAAGATTCCTTCAATAACATAATCCTTGTTGGAATTAAATCGTCGACGTTTTACAAGAAATTTAAAAATATTACTTTCATCTTCTCCCGCAAAACTAGTAATTTTTATAGATATTGTATTCGCATCGGTATCAAGAGGAACAACTTCGCCTAACAAACCTGTTGATTCTCTTATCACTAACTTAAACATAGGAACTGACCAATCTATATCTTGAGATATAGTCAATTCTCGAATCATCTGAGGTTGAATAGGAACGATTGTATTTCCAATAATTATTTCAAGCTGGTAACTTCCTAAACCGATCATTACAAGGATCTCCGCATCCTAAATTTCTTTTGAAATGCATAAATGTCTAACTTATTTGGTATCTGTAAAATTTGTCCCACTTTTAAATCACAAAGAGGATTATTTATACCGTTAATTACCATAAGTATCCACCAAAAACCTACCGTACCATAAAAATTATATGAAATCATATCAGGTCGCATTAAATCTACTCCCGTAACTCGATAATAATTCACTGGATATGTTGTTGTAAATTTAGATAATGCGTTATGTAAAAAATCCAACTCATTTACGTTATCTACAGTTTCAACTTTATAAAAATTTGTTCGATTCATTTTTTATTTAAACCTAAAATTTTGTAATATGAAATTCTCGAAGACCTGTTTCATCTGTTGATGTTGGTGATTGAAATAATGAAGATTTTTTATACGCTCGATTTAATGATTGTACTGTGGGTATTTCATATGTTTCGAATATGATACTTAAATCTGAACTAATGGGATCACCCCATGTGTCCATTTTAATATGAAACGCCGTTGATACCTCCTTAATAATAACATCATCGAATCGAAGAAATTTACCTAACTGAAGAATTATTCTATCACCACCTTTAGCTCCTTCAACAATACTAGATATATTCAATTCATCAATTGGTTTTCTCGAACTAAGTAAACCTTCCCATGAGAAAGGTGATGGACCTGGAGGTGTAAGAACAGGTAGTGTTTTAACTACATCAATAGCATTTTTCATAGATGGGTCAGCATTATATTTCCCCATAGCTTCATCAGAAGCACTGGTATCAGAATTAATATCTGCACCCGGTTCTGAAGGCAATGCCAAGGATTGGAGTATTCGACATGGTTCAACCACATCCTTAAATGAATCATTAATGGCTTCAAATTTCAATTTCAAAGACATGGTCATAGGCGTTGTACCTACCCAAAGTCTTCTAGAAGAAGCTCTCGTAATCAAAGATTTAGGGCCTACTCCAGCAGTTTCAGAAAAAAATTGTGCTAACATATTTCCTTTTGCTAACATTGATACTGGAATAAATGGATCCCATCTAGATTCAACTCGCATTGCAATATCTTCTTGTAGTATACCAACTACCGAACATCGATTTCGAATACTTGTAACTCGAACCATATATTCAGCAGGTAAAACATCACCATCAGGAATATATCCATACTCTGTAAATGTTAGGGTTTTCTTACCCCCACTTTTTTTAGAATTATCGACAATCTTTTTCATCAATTACTTTCTAATTTCCTAATATCAATTGACCAGTATTCAACCCTGACAATAGTGGATCACCTACACCAAATGAATCCCCCATAGAAGATCCCTTAACGTCAGATCCTTTTTGCCGTTGCAATGTTTCATTCATAGTATCCATAGATTTTTGTAATTTAGCCATCCCATTATTTATTTCTTTTCCAATAATAAGAGTATGCTGTAATCGATTTTGATATTCAGTTTCAACTTCAGCCTTTGTAGGTTCAGGACCTAAAACTTTACCGTATTCCGTCCAAGATCCTGGAGGGGCTTTACTACTTGCTACTCGCATTTCATAGGCTAATTTTTGCTTATACTCCTTTTCACTCAATCCCTTAGCACCAAATAATTGTTCTTTTTTAAGGTCTAATAATCTAGCTTCTGCCGTCACACGTTGTCTTGGAGTTCCTTCTTTAGCAGTTTTTAGAAGCATTGCAGCTTCTTTACTTCGAAATTTTTCTTGTAATGCTTCCTGTTTTTGTTTATGAAGTGTAACCTCTTTATCAACCTTAAATTACCACCAAGTGCATTTAATCGATTTGCAGCAAAAAGCGTCGCAGCACCTAAACCCATAAGTTTTCCAGCTGGCCCTATAAGTGGGGCAAGGCCAGCTGTAAATAAACCAAGTTTAGCTGGTAAATCACCAAGAACTCCACTAAGAGCCCCACCAAAAATTCCACCAGTTTGCCCATCACGCTTAAGACCAAGTTTTTTCTCCATAGCTTTAAATCTATCAAGTACCTCTTTCGTCCACTTAACTTTATGTGCTTTCTTATCAAAGAAATAAGTTAAAGGAAAAACAGCTTCTTCTTTAGTTTGTTTACGTAAAGGTGCTCTACGAGCTGTTTCTCTAAATCTATCGATAACAGGTTGAGTAGATCTTTGTACTCCTCTAAAACCACTAATAATCGGTTGTTCAGGTCTTCTTACCCCCAATTTTTCAAATGTTGAAGGTTTAAGTTTTCCAACCATTGGAGATAATTGAGCTGCTAATTTTTCTTCTCGACGAGTACGCATACCTTCTCTTAACGTACTGCCAACCCCCCAGATATCCTTTAACACTGTTCCAGCCATTCCAGCAATCGGAGCAAATGGACCCATCATAGCTGTAACACCACCTTTAAGTCCTTCTGCAGCTAATTCTAATGTTCCCGGCATCGTTCTTTTAAGAAAAGATGCTGCCCCCTCCCGAGTCCGTCTTCGAACTTGAGCTGCACCTTTTTGCATAATTTCTTTAGTAATACTCAAATCTTGAGATGAAATTCCTGTTGTTTCTGAAATTTTTTGAAGTTTCACATCAAAAGATTTATTCTGTTCTGCCTGAGATAAAAAATATTCTTTTGATTTATTTATCTCATCTACGTTTTTCATTAAAATTTCCATATCTGATTTAGATACAGCTGTTGCTGATATCATACTATCAAGAAGAGCAATAGATTTTTTCACCTTACTTATAGTCGAAATAGCTTCTTTCTTCAATTCACCTTTCATATACATTTTTGAAATATTTCCAAAGAATCCTAGATAATCTCTAGAAAGTTTAGTGCTAACTGCACGCAATACCTGAGTATTGAATTTATTTATAGCAATAGGTGAAGGGTAGTGATAGTATCTTCGTTTAACCATAACTTAAAAATCTTTCTTTCTAGTATAAATTTTTTCGTAATTTTTTAAATTCTTCTTCTTCATCTTGTAGTTGTTTAGTAAGTCTACCCTGAAACCACTCAAGCTCTCTTGAATCTGCATTTCTAAGATCAGATAATGTAAACCCTGGTACATGATAGCATAACCTAAATTCCCTCTCCAAAAGTGTCTGTAAGGGCTTTACCATACGGATAAAGAAATTCAAGTTGAAAGGGTACGATAATGTCGTCCTCCTCTCCACAACTTGGACAAGTAAAAGTGGTATTCATATCAGGACCATGAAAAAATTTCTCTTGAAATGCCCTAATCTTAGCTAAATCTTTTGAACTTAGTTTTTCAATATCATCAACACGAGCTAATACATCTATGTCATCACTTACAACAGATCTAGCATATCGGTATATATGCCCATTCTTAAATTTTTTCTCGTATTTCTCAATCGCTATTTCATCTTGAATATCAAGTAATTTCAAGAAAATCTCTCGATCCTTATCTGGCAATTTCACTCTATAGGGTTGATGATAATCATCTGGTAACTCCACTAGATTTAACTTTGTTAAATCTATAGTAACATCAATATCATTTAAACAATGACTACAAACAGTGGATAACTGAATAGTTGGAGAATAAGAATTAATATATTCCCAAATCATGATATAGAGTCTATCCCCTAATGTTAACAGCTTAGGATCTATCCCTTTGATCACTTCTTTAAGAACTAAGAGATATTTTGACTCAAGATTAACAGGATTGATTTCAGCTAGGTATATTTCATCCTTAGCTGTGTATGCACGAATTGTGATATCTTCCGCATTAACACCTTCATACGGTAAACATTTTGATGGTAGGCTTATTGGTAAAAATACACTCATCTCTTTCCCTTTCTAATTCAAATTAACAATTTAATAAATATAGAATTTCTCCGAAATTCTAAATATAACATACTTCAATCATATAATAATATACCCCCTTTATACTCCAAATATACCTTTTGCTTTACTCACTGCCCCACTTGCAGCACCCATCACTATATCTTTAGCAGCACTTAAAATTCCACCATAGGGGGATATACTATCTACACTTAACGTAACAACTGATGTTAATATCTTATCAGAAGAATACGATAACGGTAACTTTGGTCTTGTAATTGGAAAAACGCCCTTCAATACAAATTTAGCTGTTTGTACACCTGGTCTATCATATAAAACTGCAAATATAGTTTTTTGATATTCATTCTTTGGATTATAAAAACCCTGGGGAGTTACAATCGAATTCGACCACGCATAAAAATAATCATACACGGAATTATCAGTAGGTACAAGAAATGTCAAAGTTACCGTATCAATACTTTGCAATCCTGCATAAGATCGTTGATATGGCCCATACCGCATTTTAGATAAGTCTTCCATACTGTAATCACCAAAATTTATATCTTGACAGTATTGAGAGACTAAGTACCCTATGTTTCCCCCAAAATTATGTGGCATTAGCAATTGCCAACGGTATGCTCTCTGGAGCATCCAATACTTTTGCAAAAACTTACCACCAATTCCAGATAAATCAAATCCTATATTTTGAGCCATCACATGCACCTAGTTAAATTCATTCGAATTGCCTAATTAAGCTTCATCCCAGAAATCATACGACCAGGAAACACTATACATAATCACACCTTCATTTTCATAAGCGATAGGAGTATCATCTATAGCTTGTGGGTAACAACCAACTAACTTAATCTTCTGGTAAACCCTATCTTCTACATCTTGCAATCGAAGATAAATATTAGCTTTAATCATCGTATCTAGACCACCAAGCCCAGTACTTGCGTTTACTATAGTTTGATTCCAAGCGTGAATAGCTGTAAACACCTTCTTATCAGTACCCTCTATAAAAGTTGTCGGCCAAACGTGTGACATAGTTAGCTTACCTGGAAATTTCATTCCCGCACTCGCTTTAAACGGCACAAGAATTTCACCTACACTTCTTCCAGGAATTGAAGTAGCTTGACATCGCAGCTCAAGAGCTTCATCATCACCACCCCCAATAGGATTCGAAAATACTACACTCCATAGATATAATCTAGCAGGATTATTTAGATTATTCCTAAGATTATCTATACTCATATTACCCATAAAAATTTCTCCTTTCTAGCATTGATTTGTTAGAATATCTAATTCTAACTATCAAAACATAGCGCCCTTGGCGATTAATTCTTTAAATGATGCTCCAGTTCTTGTCGGAATAATTTGTAATTGAATGTATTCTGCTGTACGTATAGGTTTAATAAATACATCAACGTGCAGTGTATATGCATCAATTACAACTGGTGGGTTATTACTCTCATCACAAACAACGTGGTATCCTTTATCACCAGCTTCAGTTTGAAAAGCCCCCTGAGAAGATAATCTATCTAGGTATTCCTCAATTAATGTTTCAATCTTAAATCGAGTTAATTCATTATTAGGTTCGAAAACGAACTGTCGTAAAACAGTTGCCAATGTTTTTTCTATTACAATTAAGAGTCTTCGAACATTAACTCGACTAAGCGCAGAACTCTTAACTTGTTCAGTTTTTTGACCCCAAATAACATTACCTTGACCTCTAAACATTTGCAAAGGATTAATTTGAACTTGACAAAGAGTATCCCTTTCACCCTCAGTAAATGATTTATTATTTGTCATCGTTACTTCAAGAACATTTAATATTCCTCTACTAAATCCAGCAGGTGCACTCCAAGCTTGACCTATATAATCATTGTAAGCATACTGTGAAGCCACATAACCTGATGGTGGAACTCTAATTAAAAGATCATTATACGGATCATATACCTTAGGCCACGGAGAGTATAAAGCACAATAACTTGAATTGAAATTCTGGGTAGTACTTCTAAACGTTACCATATCAGTAACAGTTCCAGTAGACGCATATGGCACATCTAAAATAGCAATGCAATCCGCTCTTGCTTCTGCAACAGCTTTCATTTTTGATTGAATTGTTACTGACGATGAATTTGCACCACCGTTAATAAGTATTCGAACATCTACATCATCTGGGTTAATAAATTCATCCCATCCGGATACAAATGCAGCATCATTCACTGTATCACCGACAGTTCCACCAGCAAGAATAAGTTCCCCATCTTCAGTAGGCTCGGCTGTTAATTCTGCCGGCAAAAGAGTATCCGCAAGCGCACTATCTGAAACAACAATATAATCACTTACTCCATTAATTACATCTTCTAGATAGAGCTGTCTACCAAATCCATCTAATTTTTTCTTACGGGATACTTTAAACTTCTCCATTTCATAATAAACCCCGTCGTCATCTTGATAATACACGTGAATCACAAAAGTATACTGATCTGTTGGAATTGAATCATCTCCACCTTTTATATCAGTAATAGTAATACCGATCTTATTATTCCATACTCCGGGATTCGCCCCAAAAATTTGAAAAACTTCATCATCATCATATCCTGATGCTGCAGAAAATGTAGTCGAAGACGCTCCTACCGTAAACGCTTGATGTGTACCTCCCGTTTTCATAATATCAGCGCCACCGTATAGTGCACCGTTTACTACACGTAAACAATACAGAGTATTTCCCTTCTCTAAGAATGCTAGAGCAGCGTAATGAAAATAGTGCCCAGAAGACGGATCTGGTTCACCATAATTATCAATAAACTGTTGATTATTAGTTATTAACAGTATATCATCAACACTACCTTTAGCGGAGTAACCTACCAGAGCAGCAGATGCAGTAGCAACTCTAGGAGCAACATCAGAAATATCTTTTTCTTTGATATATACACCTGGTGAGAGAAAAATTGACATATTAATTCTCCTATATAAAAATTATCGTAATTCTTTTTTTAGTTTCACACTCACAAAAAACTTTTCAACATACTGTTTACCATCTATCCCAAAATAAGTACGTTGACATTCAACTTTTGTCAATCCTTTCTTAACAAATTCCCATTTACCGAAGTACTTAGTTATTTCATCCGGCATCAACCCTTTTATAAACTGGGCTTGTGTTACTTTTTTCTTTCCCCTCCACTTTTCAGGATTTTTATGCTTAATTGATATTTTGCCCCATAATCCAATTCGTTCAAGCCATCCTGGAATCGAAACATCAAACGTACAAGGAAGTATTTCAGGAGTCGTTACCTCATTTCGCATCCGCTCCAATTCAGCTTTTGTTAATACTTCATTTAAGAGTAATTTACCTGAGTAAGATCTAACAAATTCATATAGTGTTAAAAACATCATATTACCTTTTATAAATTGTTCCATCTGCCGTACTACTGGTTAGTGCTCCATCTAATACGACCGTTGTTTTATTATCCGCATAGGTTGCCCCAACACTAGAAATAGTATATGTTCCATTATTATCTGTAGAATTACAGATATCTACTCTGTCTCCCGCCGTAAAATCACTATCAAACTCTCCAACAATACTTATCGAGTTAGCTGTTAAATCAATACTATCAATATCATAAACTGTTCGTCGGAAAAATCTAAGTGCCGCTTCTAATTCAGTATTCTGATTTATATCTTCTACTATAATTTCAGAATAATTGGTAACATCGTCTTTATCATAAAATGTCACCCTAATCTTACTAATTGTTTTGAAACTAAGCCCTTCAAATACCCAAGCATCAACTGTAATTGGCATTCTGTGTACATATATTAAACCACTTTGATATTGATCATCCACAGTGGATTCATCAATTATTTCACCAAAATGCAAATCTGGAGTTAACGAATATGAATTATCATATGTATCTATATAACTAATTGAAAGTTTTGAAGTTTCTTGTTGCCAGAATAAATATTTTTCCACGATTTGATTTATTTTATCTAAATCTTTACTCCAAAACCAAACATCATATCGTAGATTAACCGGAACAGCTTTTAAATGAATTGTATCTGATCCTGCAGCTGTAACAGTATTTACCCACTGCCCTCTTCTTGATAAAGGTGTTCGATTTCTTTCCCAACTAAACTCAGCTCCCACGCGATAAAAATTCATAAACTCTAAAAATGTCGCACCTCGTTTCTCAGCAGAAATCCTTTGTGCCACTGCTTTTGGAAATTGATATATCCCCTCATTTATATTTTCTGTTTCTGAACTATGCTGCGTATCAATACCTAGTATCGATGCAAATCGGCTGTAAAGCACTGCTTTTATAGCTAAATCATACCCATATAAGAAAGAACTACTCGCCATGTTGAGTTCCTATCAAAATTTTAATAAAATACATCAATACTAAATCTTCAAAATCACGATCAGAATACTGAATAAAATCACGTATCCATTGTTCAGCATACATTTCAGGACCAGTACCAATTAGTTCATCTTTAGTTGCAATATAAGTATTATGCATCGCTATAGCAGCCAATACCGCACCGCGATGCCTAAAAACCGCTATTTGATCTGTAATATCACAATCTATTTTTATTACAAAATCCATTACTGCCTTAATCGTATAATAGTGTTTTCTTAGAATTTTCCGTAACTTCTGTTAAATCAATTGTAGTTTTTACTTGCCCTTTTATTTCGCCAAGATTAGTAATATCAATATTCTTCAATTTTATATCAGGTGGCAAGGTCGTTTTAGCCCCATTCTTATGCCGTAATTCTATATCCTTGTTAGAATTATTCTGTATATCTACTATTTTCATTATCTTCTCCTAAACCTAAATCTGCACTCTTCTCGGTACAGCGCTGTATACCTTTCTTATAATAGCATCTTGAAATCCTTTTGAAGCTACATTAACTAATTCAAATTGTTCAACACCTTCATATTTTTCTGGAATAAATTCTGGTATCAATTGAAAATAACTTTTCAAACAAACATCTATTGCAACTTCAGTACCTACACTATCACCCTCAAGTGCAGTAGCTTTATTACCAAACCAAACCATGATCGGCAATTGATCTTCTACATATAACCCCAATTTCTTTAGCCGGTAAACCGTGGGATTCCAATTAACAAACACTTTCGCCGAATAACTTAGATATGTATAATCTTCTGGTGTAGCATACACATCCAATTTTTCAGCCATACTATACGAAGTAGTTGTCGGAATATACAGAGTACAATCAATCCCTACTGCTCCTAAGATCACATCTGTATAATCACGTAAAACATCAATAGTCGATCGAGGAATCATATTCGTAGCCATTATTTCATTCCCATAATATCTTTGATTTTCTCAACTTCTTCTGGAGTTACCTCCCCATCATCCCATAAAACTTCTTTCAAAGCTTTAATGATAGTTATATACTGATACCGACCGATCAATTTAAACAAAGCATTAGCATCTCGCCATTGTTTTGCTAGTTCAATATCTTTTAAAGCCTGTTCTGGACTAGCCGGATCGGATATCAAACGACGATGAGCCACCCAATTATCTTTATGTTGTGATAAAGTGGCTATATCAGTTTCTATCTCTTGTAATTTATTTTCTAATTTAGTAAGAAATTTCTTTCTATCTTCTAAAGACATCTTATTTACTGCAACTTGAATTGTTTCAAAATCAATAATATCTCTTTTAAGTTCTCCCATAAGTAAATCTGCATCTTTTACTGAATGTCTTAAATCGTCTGCCAAATCAGAAAAATCTTCATAAGGGTCATAATCTCTTGAAACAATTTTCGGACCTTTCACCCATTTATGATTTGTTATATCATAAAATCCTGGTGATAAATAATCTACCGCAGGATGTATTTGTATGAATATTTCAATAGGATGTTTTTTTACATACGCACCCAGCCGCTCAGCATTTTCATCAAACCATTCTTTAACTTCCCAAACTTTATCTTCATTCCAAATATTAATATTCTTTGGAAAAATATGAACATCAATATCTGAATCTTCCAAATACTGATTTGTAGTTATTGAACCAATAATATGTAAATTATCTATTTCTGATATAAGATCTTTGCTTGGATAACTTTTTATGACTTGCATGATTAAGTGTTCAACATCTGGTTTTAGTGTATATTGACCATCGGTACTCTTAACCCATACATCTAAATCTAAATCTGGCTGAGCAAAATCTATCAAAGATTCATTTAATTTCAATATTTTTTCAAGCAACATAATCATTTATTATAAACTTTCATACTTTTCAATATAATCAATCGTCTCTTGAGGAGCATTTTCTATACCAATTTTCTTTAGATTACCAACACCCCAATTATAAGCAACTAACCTATTCTTAACAGTATCCTCTATGTTATAATGACGCAGTAATCGAGGAATTTCTGTATTCATATAATACGAACCAACTGCAAGGTTTTTATCTGCATCAAATGCATCATCCCAAGACCAATCCTTTCCCATTTTATCAACTACTTCTTCCCAAGTTGATCGCACTATCTGAGTTAGGCCTCGAGCACCTGTTCGAGTATTCTCAGCTCTAGGGTTATTTGAAGATTCTATACTGGCAATCTTCTGCATATCTACATCAGCAGATTCTTGTTGAACTTGTTTAGTAGAAACCTCTGATTTAAAATCTTGAGAAACTTGCTGTGGACCTTTTCCCGCTCCGCCTAGCATTGCAGCCCCACCAATAATACCTGTTGCAGCCGCAGTGGCAAGAGTTTTTTTAACATCTAATTCATTCACCGCTAATGTTTTTTCAAGTAATTCTCTCATCAGTCTTTATTTATATAGTATATATTAAGTTTTGCATCTAATACCTTACCAGTTTTATCTACCGTAACTTCTAAAGATTCAGGAACATAGCTATGCCCAGCCACCCAGTCTAACTTAATATTATTTGGGTTTACCTTGATCGACAACGTATCTATAACATTACCATCAAGATCTGTTATCTCCACTTCAAACTCGAGTTCATCTACCAAAGCTACGTTTATATCTTTAATCCCCCAACTTCGCCAATCAAGTTCAATACGATAAACTACAGATACCTCATCAGGATAAGTATGATATTGATCATCCGGTAAACCATCTAGATAAACAATTAAACCAACCTCACGAGAATAAACATCTTCTCTACCACCTTCCATTATAAGTTTTTTAAGTATATCTTGCATCATTTTCCTTTGACAATTACAGCAAACTTTTGATTATCTTCTTCATCAACGATAACTTGACCATCCTTATCACTAGCAAGTTTATCAGCATCTTCCTTTTCAAGACCTTTACCTATTGTTTTAAAAGTATCTTCTTCCTGTTCTTTAATCTTAGTTTCATCAACAATTCCTAAAAATTTTGCATTCAAAGAACGAGCAAGTTCCTTACCTTTCCGCATTGCTATTTTCCTATCAGCACTAGTATCCATAATTTGAATAGATCCTTTTGGTAACTCAACTACTCGAATATTAAAAACATCAGGGTCTACTGTGCTGTGCACAATTTCTACTGTCCGGCTAGGCTCAATCTTTTTATGATCTTCTTCTACCTTAGGTTCATCAAAACGATAAAATCCTGCTATCCACCAATTTTTATCATCACCTTCAACTTGGAATTGCTTGGCCTTATCACCCCGAACCGTTCGAAGAAATTGTACATCTGTAACTTTATAATTACCTGCAGGCCACCCAAGTCTAAATCTTTGACTAATATAGTAAGTTTTACCCTTTACAGGAATACCTTCTTTTTCAAATTCATATCCTGTATGTGCTTCACTTATTGATTTTTCAAAAGCCTTTTTAGCTTTTGGAAGTAAAACATACTTGAGATAAACAGCATTAATTTCACCCAAATCTAACCCTTCTGGATCTTCCATACCTAGCCATCCTTTAATCATTCCTTTCTTATCCGCAATAGATATGCTATCTATCATAACCTCACTTGAAGGCCATTCATTTGAAATAATATTTTTATCAATAGCCCAGTGTAGAATTTCCTGCTCTTCCTTTTTTATTCCTGGAGTTTCTCCAACAAGTTCAGATACTGATTCACAAACTTGATCAAAAGGGCGTGAGTCTGCCTCCTTATTTACCTTTTCTCTAATTAATTCTACTTTAATAATTTTTCTATTAGACTTTTTAACTTCTCTTTCAGCATCAGCTTTATCAAATGCCATTACACGAGTAGATTCTTTTCTTCCTGTATCAATATCTTCCCAAGTAACTGCAAATACTTTCTTGGAAAAACCTACTAAATTAGCATCTCCCTCTAAAATTATTTTTTCAACATTTTTACTTTCACATAAAATGCACACCGATTCAGTATTTCGGAATGTTTTAAAACATTCATTACATAGCCAAAGAGGTTTTTGTTTCTTCATAAATGAAAATTTAGATTCGTTTTCTCTTTGCCTATCTAAAACCTTATCCTGTAACCCTCTCTTTTTTATCTCTATAAAAATCTTTACAAGTTCTTCTGTAAACTCTTTAGGAAACGCTTCATCAGAATCTATTCTTTTTATAAGAACATTATATGCGTTTATTAATTGTTCATCTTTAAAATCTGCATAATCTTTTTCTTGTTCTTCAATCTTAGACTTACTTTTTTCTTCCATATCAACAGGAAGATTCTCAGTCCTTCCATCATCCGCTATTAATCCTCTAAACACCAATTCATCTTCATATGCCTTAACTGCCTTACCTGCCAATCTTGCATTTTCAGGTTGCGAAGATCCTAACCAATGATGAAACGACCTAACTGAATTATCATGAAGATGCTTAAGCTGTTCATCTGAAATTTTCTTTATACCTGCCCTAGAAGGCACAACTTCAACTTCCTCTTCTAAACTAGTTTCTTCTAAATCAACTGATACAATATCAATAACATCATTATCTACTCCAGACCGTTTAAGCACGTTCCGTGCTTTAAATTCAGCCTGCTGCGGAGTAATCGCAAATACATCTACAAAACGATCACGTGCTTCAGGTTCAAGGGTATTTCGCCAAACTACAACATATTTATCTGTAGTAGCTCTGTCATCAGATTCTTCTTTGAGTTTAGACTCATTCTTACCAGGCTTCTCAGCAGCTTTAGTAATCTCAATACTAGGGTATTTCTTTTTTACAGCATTAACAACAATTCTTACAAGAGATTCAAGACTTCCATCATACCATTTAGGAGCTGTACTATACTGATTAACACGAGCTAAAGCATTACGTGCTTGACTTATACTATTTATTGGAAAATGATCTGCATCATCCTTTACTTTTGAACTAGTAGATTGAAATATACAATCCCCTCTATTTCTCTTAGCAGCACTTTTCTTCTTAACTTCTTCTACTTTAGATTCACTCTTAGACTTAACTACCTCATCCTCTTTTTGCTCTAATTCATCATCCTCAACTGCCCTAATAGCATTCCCAGATTTTTCAGATTTACTCTTAACCTTTACTTCCGGAGTATTAAGCTCTACATCACTGTAATCTTCCATATGATAATCTTCAGCATTTATTGCAGGTTTTTCCTGAGGTCGCATAGTTTGAGTAGCATCTTCAGCTTCATTAGTTTTAGATTCTCCAACTTCAGACGTAGGAATAAAATCTGTAAGAAAACCAGAATCTAAATTATCCCCTAACCATTCTTCTAGAGATCCCATATCACCACCTTCTTCAAGATCATTTTCATAACTTTTAAGAACAGCAGTTATTATAACTTCTCTAGACACATTAAGTTCATCCATAAGCCAAGTCAATCGTTCTTCAGGAATAGCATCAATAATAACTTGATCTATACTTTCCTTAACTTCATTGGTTTTAAATTCTTCTACCTTTTCAATATCATCAACAGCAAGATTTGCAAGTTGACTAAAAGGCTTATGCATTATACTCCATGTAAAATATACCAGAAACCTATCATCCCCAAGTTTTTGTCTAATTACCCCATCTGCAAAACCCGGAATCTTATACCCCGTATCTCTTTTATGAGTTAACTGAACAACATCCCCTATTTCAAAGTTTTCCTTTTCAACTATAGCCTTAATTTCACTTACCGCAACACCATTAATAGTATAACCATCTTCAAATAGAATATTATATCGAGATACTGCATCACCCGAAATTTTCGTAATTTCAGCCACAGCCCCATTATGATTTGCACGCATAGCATGCCTATCGACGCCTAGAGTGATAATTAAATCCTCATTAGTGAGACTTCCTCCGAGCATATCATAAATGACCTTATCCCCTTTCTTGAAAGATCCTTTTTCTTCATCAACCTTATTATCGGTCGAATCTTGAATCGCCTCTAACAAATCTAGAATATCAGGCTTAGGTGTATTATTTAACATATTATTTCACCTCCTTCTGAATAGGAATAAGTTCAACTTTTTCACCA